GAAAAGCACTCAAGGAGTCAAGAAATGGCTGAATCAAAGAAACCACGCGAAGCTGAAACACGCGAGATGTCTGAACGTGTAAAGCCGTGGACACGACAAAGTATGTTGCCAACCCCCGAACCTAGAGATGGAATTGAGTACCGCTATGTTCGCACATCTACATTGGGTAATGCAGACAATACTAACGTGTCATCTAGGTTCAGAGAGGGTTACACCCCTTGCCTAGCTTCTGAGCATCCTGAACTTCACATCATGTCTGACATAGATTCTAGGTTCAAAGATAATGTTGAAGTTGGTGGCTTGTTACTGTGTAGCATTCCAACTGAAAAAGCAAACAACCGCGAAGAAGGTCAACTATACACTGCACAAAACCAAATGGAATCAGTGGATAGAAACTTCATGCGCGAATCCGATCCGAGGATGCCTGTGTTAAATCCAGAGCGTTCCTCGCGCACTTCATTTGGCAAGTCCTGACTTGCTTAAAAAGGTTCAATTGAACCAAAATCGTAATAGAAGGAGAGCCTCAAATGGCCCTTACATCTAGTCCATACGGTTTGCGCCCTATTAATGCCATTGGTGGTCGGCCCTTCTCTGGGTCCACACGCCAATTACCTATTACTTCTGGGTTCAACACCGCTATTGCCAACGGTGATATTGTGCAAGTAGCCGCAAATGGCACTATCACAAAAGTCACTGACGTTGGAACAAACGGCGACCCGTTCCCCGCTGGAACTGTCGGCATCTTTCTTGGCTGTTCATACACTGACGCTGTCAGTGGTTTTCGTCAAAACAATCAGTGGCCCGCTGGTCAAGTTGCTGCTGATGCACAAGCTTATATTTGTGATGACCCTAATGCGTTGTTCCAAATTCAAGCTGACGCTGCCGTGGCCCAAACTTTGATGCACAGTAACTTTGCTGTTAATCAGACTGCGCCAGACACAGCTAATGGCAATTCCAGAATCTCTCTGGATGTGGCTACCGCCAACACCACCGCTACGATTGCTTTTAAACTCGTAGATTTTGTTAACGCACCCGGATCAACCGTGGGTGACGCATTTACCGATGTGATTGTTAAGTTCAATCCTTCGTCACATGCGTACACTGCTGGTCTTGGCCTGTAAGGAGATAATCAATGGCTATTTCTCGCGCCCAGCTCCTTAAAGAGCTACTTCCAGGTATCAATGCTTTGTTTGGCTTGGAATACGACAAGTATGACAACGAACATGCTGAAATCTATGAAACTGAATCTTCAGACCGTAGCTTTGAAGAAGAAGTAAAACTGTCAGGTTTTGGTTCTGCCCCCGTTAAAAACGAAGGCAGTGCAATTGCATACGACAACGGTCAGGAATCATTTACTGCTCGTTACACCCATGAAACTATCGCTATGGGCTTTTCCATTACTGAAGAAGCAATGGAAGATAACCTGTACGATTCGCTTTCTGCTCGGTACACCAAAGCTCTCGCACGGGCTATGGCTTATACCAAGCAAACCAAAGCGGCAGCTCTGCTGAACACAGGTTTCGCCACCTTCAACTCTGGTGATGGCGTCACACTGTTTAACGCAGCGCACCCCACAGTTTCTGGGACCACAAACGCAAACCGCCCAGCGGTTAACGTGGATTTGAATGAAACTTCTCTTGAGCAAGCAGTGATTGACATTGCTGCTTACGTTGATGAACGTGGTCTGTTGATTGCCGCTCGTCCACGGAAGCTCATCATTCCACCTGCGCTTCAGTTTGTTGCAACTCGTTTGCTGGAAACATCTTTGCGTGTCGGCACGGCTGACAACGACATCAACGCGATTAACTCCAATGGGTCCATCCCAGAGGGTTATACTGTCAATCACTATCTGACAGACGCAGATGCGTTCTTCCTTACTACAGACATTCCTAACGGGATGAAGCACTTTGAGCGTACACCAATGACAACGTCTATGGACGGTGACTTTGATACGGGCAATGTTCGCTATAAAGCACGGGAGCGTTACAGCTTCGGTGTATCTGACCCACTTGGTATCTACGGATCACCGGGTGTTTAGGTTCAATTGAACCAAACTGAAGGGGCGCTGGTCAGGTTTCGCACTGCAAAGCGCCCTTTCTTTTTTTTATAATCTATTGTATTGTTATCCTGTCCCTGACAGATGCACTAAGTATCTGACTTAACCCAGACAGGAGATCAACATGGGTACGACTACTTTTTCAGGCCCGATTCGGGCTGGTACTATTAGAACAACAAACGGAACTACCATAGGCACTGATATCGCCAATGTGGGCTATGTTGTAATGTGTCAAGACACAGTGCAGAGCCTAGCGGGTGGTGCGCTTGCGGCGGTGGTTACAGATATCGTCATTCCCGCAAATTCAAAGATCGTTAACTGTGTCATTGATCTTGTAGCTGCTGCTAACGCCACAACCAACATTAGTGTTGGGCAAGTTGGTGGTAACTCAAATACAATTATTAATACAGTTGCGTCAGGAACAACGGTAGGCGTTAAAGCTTTAGGTGCTGGTGGTGGTGGAACCCTAGAATGGGGTAATACTGGCACATCAGACATCCGTTTGACTGTAACGTCTTCTGCTGCCACTAACGCAGGTTCTGTTCGCATTACAGTAATGTATGCACAAGCGTTTAATACACCCGTCCTTCCATAAGGAGTAAGTAAATGGCTGGTCAAGAGGTCAGAGCTTACAATTTTGCGGCAAGCGATACTGCTGCTCTTGTAGGCCCATCACGCGGTAGGCTTCAGGGTGTTTTAGTTAACGCTGCTGCGGCTGCGGCTTTTACCATTCGTAGTGGTAGTGCTACGGGTGAGATTATACTTCAGCTAACCCTGCCTGTAGGTTGGAATGACGTATACATCCCCAATGATGGAATACTTGCTGACAATGGTTGTTTTGTCTCTGCCTTCACAGGCACTGGCAATGTAATGACCCTGCTCATAGAGTAAACTATTATGGCGTCAAAAGGTGAAATGCCAAAACGCAACAAAAAGAATTTCCGCTCCACTAAGTCTGGGGCGGGAATGACTAAGGCGGGTGTCGCTGCTTATAGACGTAAAAATCCTGGGTCTAAGTTAAAAACTGCTGTCACAGGTAAAGTCAAAAAAGGTAGTAAGGACGCTAAAAGACGTAAGTCATTTTGCGCTCGTTCTGCTGGACAAATGAAGCAGTTTCCTAAGGCAGCAAAAGACCCGAATAGTCGTTTAAGACAGGCTAGAAAAAGATGGAAATGTTAGGGAAATAGTATGGCATATTTAGCAACAAAGGCTGTTGAGAAGTTAAAAGACGGCAAACTTGGCGGCATAGGAATGGTTAGCCCATTATTTGGTGCTATAAACTCTCGTCAAAAGAAAAAAAGACTAGCTTCTGAAGGTGCTGCTTCTGGTGTTGGTACTTCTGGTGTCGGAAGTGATTATTCCACAAAGGTTATCTCGCCCACAATGATGAACGCTGGTGGCGGTGTTTCAAAAGTTGGAAGAGGCGATGGTATTTGTCGGACAGGCAAGACTAAAGGCCGTATGGTCTAATGAAGGGTCGGGTCAGAGACTACCAGCAAGAGTACAGAACCCAAAAGGCCAGAGGCGAACATTCAGATAGAATGGAACGCCAAAGGGCTAGAAGGAAAATGGACAGCACAAGTGCTGACCTTAATGGCAATGGCAAGGCCGACAAAAGAGAAGGTAAAGACATCAGTCATAAAGTAGCTCTAAGCAAGGGTGGCTCTAATGCAGATGGTGTCACTGTAGAGTCCAGAAGTGCAAACAGAAGTAGAAATTATCAAAGCAAAAGGAAGAAATCTAATGTCAGCCGCAAAGCCTAGCAATCCTGCATTATGGTCTAGAGCCAAATCAGCCGCTAAGAAGAAGTTCGATGTTTATCCTTCCGCTTATGCAAATGCTTGGGCTTCCAAATGGTATAAATCCAAAGGCGGCGGTTGGTCTGGTGGCAACAACAAGGTAGCATCCCGTGGCAAAAGCAAAAGTAAAAGCAAAAAAACCTAGCGCCAAGGGTGGTCTTGGAAAATGGTTTGGTGAAGAATGGAAAGATGTAAAGACAGGAAAGCCTTGCGGAAGATCAAAGGGTGAAAAAAGAAGTTACCCTGCATGTAGACCTAAGAAGGTTGCATCTAAGATAAGCAAGTCTGAAGCGTCTAAGAAAACTGGACCCAAGAGGGTGAAATGGTCTACCACCGCAAGCGGAAAGCGTAGAAAGAAAGCGAAGAAGCCATGACTGTTGTAGTTCCAGACCTAGCAGAGTTATTTGAAGAAGCATATGAGCGCGTTGGCCTTGAGATGCGTTCTGGTTATGATTTAAAAACTATACGCCGTAGTTTAAATATTCTTACATTAGAATGGCAGAACAGGGGTTTGAACTTATTTACCATATCTGCTGGCACATTGGCTCTTACCGCTGGTACTGCGACATATACAATGCCGTCCGACACCATAGACCTTATAGAGCATCAACTGCGAACAGGCACAGGCACTAATCAAGTTGATACATCACTTGAGAGAGCCAGTGTAGCTACATACGCACAGCAGACAAATAAGAACACCACAGGCCGTCCTACGCAGATTTATGTGCAAAGGGAGGCAACTGACACTAAGTTCACTCTATGGCCCGTCCCAGACAGCACAGCGGCCTATACAGTGGCCTATTACAGGCTGGTAGGCATAGACGGCAGGTCCTCAGGCATATCAGGGTCTGCTGCTATCCCACCGCGCTTTATACCCGCTCTGGTGGCTGGTCTGGCTTACTATATAGCTCAGAAGAAACCTCAAGCGATGAGTATGGCACCAGCTCTAAAGCAAGAGTATGAGTTTCAGTTTCAACTTGCTGCAGATGAAGATACAGAAACAGCATCTATTAAGTTCGTTCCTTTCAACACATTTGTTACTGGGGGCTAAATGGCTTTTGCAAAGGGTAAATACGCATTTGGCTTTTGCGATAAGACAGGGTTTAGATACCCCCTGCATGAGCTAAAAGAAGAATATAAAAACGGCGCACCTACAGGGTTTTTAGTTGGGCCTGATGTGTGGGATGGTGATCAACCTCAAAACTTTTTAGGTCGATTAAAGATATTTGACCCTCAATCTCTAAGAAATCCAAGGCCAGATAGGGCTGATGACAGTCGCGGAATATTTGGATTTGATCCTGTCGGTGGTAATATTGAAATGACGGGTAGTGTTGGTTCTGTACAGGCGGTTGAAAACGAAACGGGTAACATATTAGTCGTAGGTGATCAGGCTTCTGGTTTTGTGGGTTCAGTTTCAGTCACTGAACCATCAGCCTCAAGTAGTGTTAATGTTACTGGAGTTGGCGGTACATCAGCAACTGGATCAACTACTGTAACCTCAAACTTCACAAATTACACAGTTACTGTTGCATCAGGAACAAACTCCTATGGTAGTGGCAATAAGTTCTACATAGATGGAAGCGTAAGCCCAACATTAAGCTTGTCTGAGGGAAATACTTATAAGTTTGATCAGTCAGCTTATAGTAATAGTAACCACCCATTAAGGTTTAGCACTACCGCCAACGGCACACACGGTGGTGGCTCTGAGTATACTACAGGCGTAACTACGTCAGGAACGGCTGGGCAAGCTGGTGCATATGTCCAGATAACTGTAGCTAACAGCGCACCAACTTTGTATTATTACTGCACAAACCACAGTGGAATGGGCGGTACGGCTAACACACCATAGGAGACTTGGACATGGCTGCAAAGAAAAAACAAAACCTAAAAATGGTTAAAAATAAATCTGGTCAAAGGGTGCCGTTTTATGCTGCCGATGGGGTGGGTCAAATGAAATCTGGTGGCTCCGTGTCTAAAAAGAAATCTGGTGGTTCTGTATCTAAGATGAAAGAAGGCGGTAATCCAACAAGCAGAATAAAAAATGCGGTAACGAATGCTAAACAGGCAAGAATACAAAAAGCAAAAGAAAAAAAGGCCAGAGAAGAAAAATTAAATGCACTTCGCAGAGAAAACGCCAGCGCAGCTAATGTAGCAGCATCAGATGCAGGTAGAAAAAACTATCGTGTAGAGGGTAAAAAAAATCCAGAATATAAAGATTTAGACATATCATCTAGAAGTGATGAAGTTAAGGATAGAATGCTTAAAAACAAGG